AGAACCACCACCAAGAAAAGGTTCGCGGAACTCTTCATAGTTGCGAAGATCTGGAAAATACGGATCCATTTTAGTAACTGCTCTACTTTTACCGCCTGGGTAACGGAGACATGTTTTAAGAGATTTATTTGATGTCATTTAAAGTCAACCTCACACATCAACTCCGTAAGAGCAGCAAGAAGATTTATTTCTTGGTCAGCAACAAAACAACATTGGTATTGATACTTAGCAATAACAAGAACGGCAGCAGGGATAGACTGGGGTGAAAGATGATCAAAAGAGGCGTCATAAATCCTGCGAAGTAAAACAGAAGCATCGTTATCCAAGTTGGAGACCACCCACTTACGAACTTCTGTAAAGTTTTTTTCTTTAAGATTTTTAATAAGTTCATTTAAAGAAATATCGGAGAATGAAGCAAGAATGCCCGAGTCAATTTTACCACCAGTTGAATATCTTTGAAGAGTATTAAGAAGTTGTCTTGTATCTGGGAAATAGTTTTTAATTAGTTCTGCTACAACTTTTTTATCATACTCAACATTTTCCTGATCAAGAATATAAGACATTCTATTAAAAATAGAAGTCATCAACTGAGGTTTTTCGCCCTTTGGAATAGGAGTATATTTAAGAACAACACATCTTGATTGAATTGGTTCAATAATCTTATTTAAATTGTTACAAGTAAAAATAAAACAAACATTGTTATGAAGTTGCTCAATAACACCGCGAAGACAGAGCATCACATCATTGGTAGTTCCATCAAACTCATCAAAAAATACCACCTTTTTCTTATCATTAAACATAGAAACAGTTGTTCCAAAATTAATGACTTGATTGCGAATAGTATCCAGATATCTTCCTTCAGACGAACCATTCAAAAATAATACATCTTGTTTGGTAATCTTACAGAGAGTTTTAATTGTTTGAGTTTTTCCACATCCCTGAGATCCTTGAAGAATAAGATTCTGATTTAGTTGTCCTTGATTAATTACATCAACAAAAAATTCTTTTACACTTTTAGTAAGAATCAAATCTTCGACAGATTCTGGTGCCCATCGCTCAACCCACAAAAATGGTTTATTATCAGTGATTTCCATAATTTAATTTATCCACGAAGGTTTTCTTTGTGGCATACGAAGATAGTTATCTGCAACCCAAGGTTTGGAAGCAATATATCTTTTGTATGCTTCAAATGTATCAATAGTATCGTCAAACTTCCATTCCTCAGGCATAGCACGAGCAAATGGAGTCACCTCTGTAATCTTACCCTTGGGAAACAAATAGTATGCATCCACAAGAGTTTTATAACAGGAGTGAGTTTTATTATACCGCAGGCAGTATTCATCAGACAAGTTCAATCCCCACTTAATTAACCAGTAGGCATTATGGATACTCTCCATAGCCCACTTGGTACAGGGATGATTGCGGAATGCTCCCTTCTCAGTCTTATAGGGGGTCCCATCTGCTTTAGGGAGAGTGCCGTACCCGTGTCCCCACTTGTCTGAGGCAACGATAGAGAGCATCTGACAACACTCTAAGGGCATTTTAACAATGTGTTTATCCGGAAGTACAATTGCACTTTCGGTAGGAAATGGAGAAGTGACAAAGATATTCAAAATAAAGTCTCCAAACTTTTTATACTGTATCAACCAAATGTAGAATCAGGTTCAAGTGCGATATAGTACTTTACATCATAACTTTTATTGACAAACCTAGAAAGAAGTTTTTGAGAGATCACAACTTCATAAGAACCATTCAAAATTTTAAGATTTTCTACCTTGAAGTTAAAGGAGAAAGTTTCATCAGTTTCACCAACAACTACAGAGAAGTCGTTAGAAGTATCGTTCTTTTTATCACGAACAACCAGTTTCACCACACCTGCTTCACCAACCACAGACAGGTCAGGAAGTTGATAAACTGCTGCTGCCTTGAGGAGTTTATCAAGTTCTTTTGTGTCAAGAAGGAAACAAACATCTTCACTAGGAAGAACAATATCTTTTTCAGGAGGAGTAATGATTACATTAGGATCCGCAAAGAAATACTTAGAACGAGACTTACCTTCTTTAATCACTACATATCCATCATTCTGAAAATCAAGTTCAGCATTCTGATGGAGATTCAGACCATTCAAAAACTGATTCAGGTCATAAATTCCAAAGTCCTTAGGCAGTTCCTCTTCAATTGTTGCTTCTGCCAAGATGTTTTTCATGACACTGATTGTACGGAGATTGCTACCTTCCTTGAAAAGAATGGACTGATTAATAGAAGAAAAATTCTTAAGCAGAGTTAGAGTTTTATCAGAGAGTTTCATAATCACTTGTTTTCAATAAGATTAAGATGGTTGATCAAAAGAATAGTATAATGAAGAACTTTGAATAAATCAGCGCGAGGAGTGCCTTTTGTATCGTAACGATCTGTATATTTGGTAATATTGCCAGCACAAAATCCTTCACGACGATTGTGTTTAATTTTATCTAGTGTCTGCTCTGTTCCACCACCAGTTCTATCTACATAATGCTGACTATAAGTACCTGCAATATATTCTTCAAGTTGCTTGAGAATTTTGTCTTCATTATATTTCCAAAAATGATTTGCGTTTGAATCAGAAGGTTTTTTGATATCAATCATATCATTAGAGTTAATAGAAGACTTATATTTGTTTAGATCAGGCATAAGTTTAAAATCATTACCAGAATAAAGATGATCATCCATAATAAAAGGGGAGATAATTTTACCTCCCCTCATTCTATCAATTTGTTTGTGAGTTGTCAATTGAAGATTGAAACTCGGCATCAATCTTATCATACAACTCAACAAAAGTTGTTTTAGTTTCATCATCAAAACGATTCAGACAAACTTTGATTGCTTTGTCCTTCTTACCGAAGATAGAATATGCCTTGATAATATGAACCAGACGACGAGTGCTGATAACTTCATCAATACCACCATCGTTGAAGGTCTTACGAATAATCTCAGACCAAGTACAAAGGTGTTTGATGAAGTCAGTATGCTCACCAATCATAGGAATTTTAAGAGACTCTGCCACTTTAGTCAAAATTTTAGTCTCAACACTGATAGTAGGATACTCTTGCTCGAAGGTGATAGGGAATCGTTCCAGGAATGCCTCGTTGAGAACATTAGTGCCGATGAAACGACCGTCATCAGAACCCTTACCCTTGGTGTTGGCAGTCGCAATCACGTTGAAACCTGCTTTAGGAACAACATGCTTACCAATTTTCTTGAGAAACACCCCTTTACCCTCAAGAACAGATTGCAGACACATAATCTTATTAGATGCCAAGTCAATCTCATCCAGAAGCAGGATTGCACCACGTTCCATTGCTTCCACAACAGGACCATTGTGCCATACAGTTTCCCCATTAACAAGACGGAAACCACCAATCAGGTCATCCTCATCAGTTTCAATGGTGATGTTGACACGAATCAGTTCCCGACCAAGTTGGGCACAAGACTGTTCCACACCGAAAGTTTTTCCGTTGCCAGAAAGACCAGTGATGAAAGCAGGATAGAATAGACCAGACTGAACAACTTTCTTAATATCCGAAAAGTTACCAAAGCTGACGAAGGTAGCATCTTTATTAGGGATGAGATTTTGAGCGACAGAATTCATAGTTGCCACACCAGGAACCGTATCAGAACCTTCTGCGGCAGGAGAGTTGTAAGTTTCTTCAAGGTCTTGCACGGTTTGCTCCAGATTCCATTTACCACGACCAACCTTGTATTCATTCAGATACTTGGAGAGAGTTGCATAGGTTGTATTCAGTTCGTCTGCCACTTCTTTGACAGCATCAACACCAAACTCGGTGCCAAACTTTTCTTTCAAAATATTGATTGCTTGTTCGATCATGATGTTGGATTTGTTAGGCATCGGTTTGGTTGATTACTTCGTAATCATAACACGGAAAAAGGTATAGAGGGATATTCAGTGGGCGGTCCCCCAGGTGATCAGGCAACAAGACCGATAAAAGAACCAAGAATTTTCTTGTTAGTCTTTTTCTTACCAAGAACTTTAGTGAAAGCAGTTTTGATTTGTGCTTTCGTTGCATTCTCAGGAACAACAAAGTCTTCATCTTGTGCGAGAGAAGATGAAGTAATCACATTGAATTGGTCGAAACCAGTATCTTGAAATTGAACGCACCCATTCTTACGATAATCTGATTTCACTTTCTCATAGTTTTCCTGACCATTGCCATACCAACGATAGCAAGTCGAAAAATCACGACCAGGAGTGATACGGAAGTTAATCAGATTCACAGTTGGGAACCTATCTTTCACAGTTTGCAGAAGAACTTTGGCATAACGAGGGAAGTTATCATAATCAAGAGCAGGATACACACGACCAGTCTTCCTATCACGAATCGCAGTGCGAGCGTGTTTTGTATTGCCAATGTATTCAGGAGAATCGGGATAACGACCCTTGCGAGCAACCGTCACCGAATTTTGGTATCCCTCACCATCAGTCAAGAAAACAACATTCACCTTCTGAAGTTTATTCTTTGCCTGGAAATCAGGAATCAAAGAATGAAGTGCCATCATACTTTCACCGATAGGAGAACCAGAAAGGTCCAGGTGAGGAGGAACAATACCAGCACGTTTCTGATATGCATAACAAACAGACCAGATGTTCTTAAGTTGTTCATCAAGAACTCGGTTATTCACTTTACTGGTGAAGAAATTCATCAGACGGAAAGTTGCCTCAGGAGAGAGAACACCAGCAACCTTTTCATACACAGGAGGATGATTGGGTTGCAGTTCCATATAGGAATGAGCATCCAGAGTGAAAGCATAAACCTCGAAAGGAATATTCACCTTACGGCAGAACCAAATAAGATTCAGCAGTTGCTTATAAGCATCCAGAAGGAATTCACTCATTGAACCAGACCAGTCAAGAATGAAGATGAGACCGTGATTCTTACCGTCAGGGACCACAGAAACCTTCTTAAACAGATCTTCGTTGAACTTATAGGTATGAAGTTTAGAAGTGTCGAGGACACCCGTGCGAGCAGTGCTAGACCGAGCATATTGGTCTGCAGACTTCTTACACTCAAACTCTTTTACCAGATAAGAAACTTCTTTTTCAGCAGACTTCTTATAGGCATTATATTCCTTAGAAGTGAAATCAAAAGTTTCTTTGTAATAAGAACCACGGGTTTCGTAAAACTCCTTTGCTTTACGGTGAACAAACTCATTGGGAATAACCATCGTCTCAAGATTCATCTTGGGAAGTTCCACATAATGAGTTTCTTGAGCATACTTATCC